TTATTACATTACAATATTTACATTATTTTTACTTATACTGTAATATATACTATTTTTTATGCTATACTTTTTTACATTATTTTACACTATAGCACTAGGAGCCTGTTTTAGACGCTTTATTTGCTTTTAATGTTATAGCATTAAAAATTTGTTTTAGAGCCTAATTACACTACTAGCGTTCGTACCATTATTGTATTATTTTTACAATACTAACATCATCTTTACAGTACTGGTAATGTTTTACTTATTATAAATATCCCATACATATTTTTACATATATGTATGGGATTCTAATACAATAAAAAAAGGAGATGTTTTTTTAAACATCTTCTTAATTATAACATACTTTCATTATTTTTTATATTATTTTTAATTATTATTTTATTTTTTCATTTACATAATTTAACATTTGGTAAATTAATGCAAAACTCTCAGCACGTGTAATTTTGTCATCAAATCGTTCCTCATGTATTATGATTCCATTTTTTACTAACTCATCCTTTATCTTCTTTCCCCAATGTTCTTTTTCTACTTCTTCAAGTATTTTTAATATAGGGAAATTATTACCAGGACATACTGTTTCTGCTAAATATTTGTGCTGTACAATTTTAACATTTTTTATTTTTTTAATATGCATTCTTAATCTTTCTATTAATGCAACATACTGTTTATTAGGTATATCTTTTTCTTTTTCATAATTACCTTCACAACAAATTCCATAACTGTCAAAATTATGATGTAAACAATGTGCTCCTACATGGTAACCTCTGCCAATATATACAGTTCCATCCTTTCGTATATATTCATTATATCCAAAACCTAGCCAACCTTTATTCAAGTGCCATTTGTGTATTTCTTCAGGCGTTGCTGAAATACAACCTGTATGATGCAACACTATGTATCTTATATTGTCTATATTTAACTGGGTAAGTTTTCCATTATATTTAAAATTTGTGTTTATTATTTCCATTTTTTATATTATTCTCCTTTTTTAATTTGCTTTTTGACTTGATGTAAACCTATTGAAGCACCTGCTACTAATACACCTTGTACAAACGCCATAGGTTTTATACCAAAATAGGAAAAACTTAGTAAAATACCCAACAACATTAACATCATTGGTATATATTTATTAGCTATAATATTCATATGCTTGAAAATATATCCAACTATCCACAAAACTGGTATGAAAATAATACATTCTTTGTAAATAAAATTTAAAAAATCCATAAATTACCTCCTTATATTTTTAGTTTCGCTTCTATTTGTGACATTCTAACTTCTAATCTTATGTATTTTTCGTTTAGCTCATCAAAATTGTTTATTATTTTTTCTATTTTTTTGTTAATTTTCTCTATTCCGGCATTTATGGATTTTAATTCCTGTTCGATTATGCCTGTTTTTTGTGCGTCGTTCTTTAAATTCCTAATCCATCCATTTATTCCAATGAATGCACCAAAAATTAAACATATAAAGGCTATAAATGTGTAAAAAGTACTAAAATTAAGAGAGTTTCCCAATTTTATACATCATCCTTTCGTGGCTTGCGTGGCTTGCGTGGCTTGCGTGGTTTGCGAGAAGTGCGTGGCATAAATTATTACCTCCTAATTATACTATATTTACTATTTAATTCCATTATTTACTGTACTATTATTCCCAGAACTGGAACCATTGTAAGAATTTTCCACAGATGATCCGCCTTCATAATTATAAGCTTGGTAATCTTTGTAAATTATAACAGTGCTAAACAAAACTGTAATTGCAATAATACAAATAGCAAAAGCAACAACTATTTTGTAATGCATTTTATCTCGTTTTTCTTGTTCTAAAAAAATTTTTTCTATTATATTAGTAATCATTTTGTCGCTTTCACTTTTTAATGCAATTAATATATCTTTTTCCATTAATTACCTCCATAATTACCTCCATTTCAATTATGTAACAGACCATTCTTCTATTAGAACGTTGTATTTCATCGTATTTGCCGTCTCAGATACAATTTGTATTGTTGCACCTGCTTCAGCAATAAATTCATTGTTATATGTGTAAGTCTGAGCACCTTCTGTCGCGTCAGTACCATTTAGCTTAAACATTTTGTTGCCTAAAATGTATTGGTCTGCCGGGGTAGATACTCCACTTGGAAATAAATACAAGGTTGCATATTTTACTGCATTATTTACATTACTTATTACAATACTCTTTATCTTTGCTTTTTTTCCAGTTCCTACCGTATAAATTAAACTTTGGGTTGTTGTTGCTAATCCAGTTTCGGTTATTTCTTCCTCAATTTCATTATTTGTTATATATTCACCTAAAATTGTCATTTTTTTAAGAAACCTCCTCTTCTAGAAAAATTACCTCGTAACGCATGCTACTAGCTGTTTCAGAAACTAATTGTAGACTTTCACCAGCAAACATCAAAAATGGTAATTTATAGATATATTCCCCTGATCCTCTTTTTGAACCAATTCCTGGAAGCCTAAACTTTTTTTTCCCTTTTATGAAAGCATCGCCTGGTGTACTTTCACCACTCTGAAAATGGTAAATAGTAGCATATTTAGTATTTGTTGATATATTACTAATAATTATAGAAACTACCCTAGCCTTTTTCAAAACTGGAACTGTATATAGTACCTCTTGTAGGTCGTCTGCCAATCCTGCCTCTATTTTGTCAACAGATGTCTCTATCCCCATTTATTACCACCCCAATCCGTATAATCTTCTTAACATATAGTTGCTTACATATACTAGCTCATCTTCAATTTTATTGAAATTACTAGCATTAGCATCTGTTCCAAAAACTGTTATTCCTGATGTATTTTTTACAATATTTTTAGGCACACCGTCGACATTATATAAACTAGGTGTTGCGTCAACTTCATCTTGCCAGTTTGTTTTTGTGTAAGACATTATCATCACCTCATAATTTTTACTAATTTAACATTTTTTTACTCACTAACATTTAAAAATTTGAAAGGAATTACAATTCTTAATCCTTCTTCTGTTTTTGTAAATGTTATGTTTCTTTCAGTTAATATAATTCCAGTTATTCCCTTTATTTTAAAATCTGTGAAATTTCCATTTTCTGTAGTTTCTATAAATAAAATTACATCTAATGTATTATCTACCACGTCTTTGCTACTAGGCGTTACCTCTTTTTCTACTGTGTCTACTTTATACAAAACGCTGCTAATATCGTTCGCAAATAAATTTGCAAGCCTATTTAATCCATCATTTGTCATTTTTACAATCTCCTTCCAAGTGTTCGAGAAATCCGAAAAGTTCCCGCATGTAAAAATATTACTTTTTGTACAGTTACTTCCTCATCATTTTCAACAATACCTGTTGTTTCAAAATTTGCAATTATTTCATAATATATTTTTACTCCCCCTGCAGCAATACGTTCAAAGGTAATTTCTGGTATATTTATGGGATTTTCTGCTAAATTGGATAATTTTACAATTAAAGAAGCGGGTTCATAATTGTAAAAAGATTGTTGCCATCCCTCTAAAAACCCATTTAGGGAATTTTCTCCAAAAATTAATTTTACTATTTCTTCAATTTCTGCTATTCTTCCCCTGCTTCGATTTGCTTTTATTTCTATTTTTATTCTTCGCCTTAGCTCCTCATCGTTGCTAGCACCGCGTATTATATTTACATTTTCTGCAAAAATATCAAGATTTTTACCTGTTGCAACATCTATATTTAGTATATCTATAGCTTTATTGTCAGTTTCTTCTATTTCTACCATTTCTATGTCAATGGGTTTCAATAATTTACCAAAATTAGAATTTTTACTATATTTCCCAAAATAGTAAATAAGTAGATTCAACATAGCTTTGTGAAAATCTGTTGCAGTTGCCATTTTTTTATATCACCGTCACTTTTGCGTTATCAGTTACAGCTTTTTCTATTTCTGCTATAATTATGTCATTTGTTGTATACGTTATACCATCTAAGCTGGATTCTATTAACAAATTATCTATACCTGTTACATTATTTACAATTTCAATAGAAATTTTGAATAAAATTACATCTACACCTATTTTTAGATTATTTATATAATCTACAACAATATCTCTAATTTGTGTATCTCCGTCAGGAGGGTATTCGCTACCTTTCGTTACCGTTACTCTAATCCAAATGGAAATTTCTGTCGGTCTTGTAAATCCTATAGTAATTATATTACCATTTTCATCCTCAACGTCGTCTGTAATCGTTCCGTAGCTTTGTATTCCTGCTGCCTTTGTTTCCAATATTTTACTTATTATATCTACATCTGTACCGTTTAAAACGACAGGTGCAATCGATTTTGGAGGAATTCCATTTACGGTATACATTGTATCATTTTCTCTACAAATAGCATCTTTTACATTATCTACCTGTAATAGTGCAGATCTTACAGCGTTGGAAGTAGAACCCCCTCCTAGGGCTAAACTTGCAAAATATCTTGTTCTTAGGTCTACATCCGTTTCCTGGTTACTTCCTCCAGATGTTTCCAATACATTTGTTACACTATCTACACCAGATAATGGGTTTACAATTTTTGTAATTGTGTCTGCAGCAACATTTCCATTAGTTCCAGTTTCTTCTGCAATTATATTTAGATTTACACTTCCTCCAGAAATTGTTCCTGATTCCAAAGTTTTGAAAATTATATTGTCCTGAGTAGATATTAAAAATTCGGCAGGGATAATAGTACCATCTGTTCCAGATATTGTTATTTCACCTGTAGCGGCGGTTGCTTGATTTCTTCTTAAACCTGCAAATTTTACTGCGTAATTTAAAGCAACACCTGTTGCTAAATTAACATAGCGTTGACTATATAGATTTTGGTTATTTTCCCATAATTCTCCAAGTTGAGCAGCAACAGCAGCAACAATTTGATACTGAGGTGTACCTTCTCTTGTGTCAAAATCGTCTCCGAATTGCTGTTTTAATTCTGTAAGCATTTCGTTTATTATTTCTGTAACTGTTTTTATAACAAATCCATTTTCTGTTATCCCGTATGACATCAAATCGTTACCTCCAGTTCGATTTCTTCTTCTGTTTTTGTTGTTGCTGTAAAATTAATTATAATTATCCTATTTATTGTATCTGTTGTTATATTAACGCTATTAACTGTTGCCATTCTTGTATCCTTTAAAATTGCTTCTGTTATGTCAATTTTTGCTTGTTCAATATTATAATTTTTACCAATTATGTAATTATGAGACAATCCAAAGCTTGTATCTAAAAAAAATTCTTCTTTTTTTGTACTTAAAATTGTTCTTATATATTGCTTCAATTCGTTTTCATCGTTATTAATAATATTAAGCGAATTGTTTACTATGCTTAAATCTCCTGTATCCTCTATTTTTAACGTTTTGTAATAATTTGACATATTAACCTCTATTTATATTTATTAACATTATTCAACTTTACTTTTCGACGATGGGCTAGGACTTCCAGTATTTGGAGTTCCTGTATTACCTATTCCAGCAACAGGATGAGTATGATTATCTAGCCAGTTTTTTAAACTTGTTCCCAAAGGTATACCTTCTGTTGCACTTTCTCCTAGTAAAATATTACCAGTTGTATCTATTATAACATTATTTGTATTATCTATCTTAATTTTTACACTATTATCCTTTTTACCTATTACTAAGTAGTTATTGTCATTTATATCCAAATCATGGTTGAAAATGTTAAAATTAAACGGTAACGCAACAGCATTATTTAAGCTGTGTATTTCTTTTGTATTTGTATCTTTTAATTCTCCTGTTAATACCAAATTCTGGATATCATAATCAACAAAAAGTAACAGTACAATATCATTTACATTTATTGGAATTTTTATAATAAAATTACTTGACATATTTTGCAACAATGGAACATTTACAAGTATGGGAAATTCTAACAAGTTATCGTTAACGAAATGTTTATGCAACGGTAAGACGTCAACAGTAGATTTTAACTTGTTTATTTTTGTTACTTTTGCAAACATACAGCAATTTAATTCGTTTATTTTATTATAAAATTCTTTCTGTAAATATTTGTTAAAATACATTATTATTCAATCCTTTTTATTTCTGCAGAAATTGTAAAATCTGTATTATATTGTCCCCTCAGAACAAAAAACAATCCGTTTACAACGCTGCTATTTACGTTTATAACAGAGTAAGGCCTAATGTGCCAGTTCATCAACATTTGTATACTATATTCTGCATCGTTGTCTATTTCATTTACTTTTTTTGGAGTTTCTATTAAACCAGTTCCAGAATTTAATAAAAATCCCATTCCAGAATTTTCATTATTTTTACTTATAATGTCAATCTTTCCATTATTTATGATAAGTTTTGAACCAGAATTTTCCACTACGCTCTTAATTGCCTCTTTTAGCCTTCCAAATACCGTATACCCATTTTGATATACAGTGTCATTTTTGAGGCTAAATTTGCCTATTTCCATGCCTACCAAAGATGTAATATTTTTCAATATTTCACTTGCTTTTACCGTTTCTGTAAAAGTTTTACTTATAACTGCATTCATCCAGTTATTGGAAGACCCTTGGATTTCTATTTCTGTTATAATATTTACATTACTCTTGTTCGTTTCAACTTTTTTAATTATACCTGTTAATATATTACCAATATTGTTATTATATCCAGCATTTACAGAAATTAGTAATCCTTTGTTTATTTTAGATATGGTATCATTTGACAAATTATACATATTAAGTGTAAATTTATTTGACTCCTCATCACTGTCAAATATTCCAGAAAATTCAATTTTTAGATCTGGATACACAAACTGTTTATTTATTCCTTCAATATTTACTTCTATTCTGCGTTTAAATAGAGCGTTTTCTATGTTCTATCACCTACCCATATAAAACAAGATTTTCCAAGATTGTTAATATTTACATCTTCTTCCTTTCCTGAAAAATCGAACGGGACTAATATTTCATTAAAAAAATTATTGTTACGGTTAGAAAACGTATCGTGACTTATTGCTTCAAACAGTACGTTTCCTAATACTAATTTTTCGCCATCAACCAATTTTATGTCATTTTTTTCCAAACTTACGGTAAGTATATTATGTTTAGTGTTGTATTTTATTCCAAATTTGTAAGTATTTCCTGATAGTAATATATCAAAATCGTATGGTATCAATTCGTTTACAATAGGTAGTATATAAGCCATTTTTTTTATACTCCTTTTTCTAACTTACTAAGCTACTGTTTAAATCTTCCATTAATGTATTAAACTGTGTAGGTGTTTCTTTGTCTTCTAACTGTTTCTTTCCCTCGCTTGTTTCTTCTTTTATCTTTGGTCTGGGAATTTTTGTATAATCTATATATATAACTTGCAGTTCTGCAACAATTATTTGCTTAAGTGTTAGACTAAATTTAAATCCATTTTTGATTGTATTATCATGCGTACTGTCAAACATTTCTATAATTGTATTATTTAGTATATTTCTACCAATATAAGTTAATAATGTTTTATTTTTCATATATTCTCTTATTTTTTTAAGCTTATCAGCAGCGTCTTCTCCTACCATAATTCCATTCAAACTTACAGAATATGGAGTAATTTCAACATTATCCACAATACTGGTACCATCTTCCACAGGAAAATCTGTAGCAGCTGCTGTATTTGTAATCGTTTCGCTTTCGACCACAGAAAAAAATATGTCTCCAAGCTTAGTTAATCTTGCCATATTTTACCTCAATATACTTTTATTAGTCTGCAATTCTCAAAAACTGGTTTATAAAACAATAACATATCAAACCTTCCATATATTAGTATTTTATCTCCCTTGTTTAGTTTTTTAATTTTTTCTGCTGCAGTTTTATCAAAACAAAATTTAAGTTCGTCAAGCACACTATAATCAGTTGGTTTACATTCTACAACAATATCTCCTAGCAACCCATTTCTTACTTTTTTTACAATTCCTTCAACATAAAAGAATTTGTCAACATAACGTTCATCTGCTGCAATTTCATTATTGTCATATTCTTCCATTATTTCAGCATATGTTAATATTTCGTGTCCTACAAATTTTTTTGTTTCACTGCTGCTGTTAAAAAAAATGCTAGCTACAAAAATTACAATACATATAAATATAATCCAAAAAAATATTTGGATTATATATTTATACTTTTTTGCTAAATTTTTCAATAAAATCATCTCCTTTTTTTTTTAATTATATCAGATATGACTTTATTTTGCAACATTTTATAACTAAGCGTAAACAACTTCTTTCATTACTTTACCCATTATTTTCCTAACTTTATTTTCAAAGTCATTTATTCCATTATTTGTATGTACATTATCAATATAAATGTTAACAATTGGATTCATATTATTTTGATTAGTATTTATATTAGTTGTATTAGTTGTATTAGTTGTTTGTGCAGGATTTTGCTTTAGCAAACGTAACGTTTCTGCTGCATTATAAACTTTTTCTCCTCCACTAAAATTTACCAACTCTGGACCTTTTTCTCCAACTAAGCCTAGGCCACTTTTTGTTGATGTAGAACCTTGGTAGTATTGTGGTATATTTACACCAAATCCAGAATATGTAATATTTTTTAGTCTACCAATTTTTGCTGTAAGTTTTTCCCAATCAGCAATTTCTTTTTCTTTTTTCCTGCGAATTTCTTCATTTTTAATTTTTAATGCTTCAACAAAAAAACTTTTTTTCGATAAAACAGGTGAAGATTTTACAAGATTTTCCAGTGATACAGTGAGTAATCCTTCTGCTATTCCCTTTATTATTCCTTTTCCTAATTTTATTCCAATTTCTGTAAATTTTGGTAATGCTTTTTCAAGAGAATCTATTAGTGTAGTTGTAACAAAACTACTAATTTTTTCTATTTCTTGTTCTTTACTCTTTATCCATATATCTACTTTATCTAGTACTTTTTCTAAAATATAAACAATTTTTCCACTAAAATCCAATTTCTTAAAATTTTCATCACTTCCAATTTTTTGAATAAATTTTGTTATACTGCTTACAATATTTACAAAATAAGTACCTATATTTTTTCCAATATTGTAAATAGTATCTTCAAATTTTTTGGAAGAATCTTCCGTTTTTGTAAATTTATCTATTAATTTTGACAGAGGACCTTGAATTACGTCTTTTATGCCTCTGCCTAAAACGGAAAAAATTTCAATGTTTAGTATATCTTTCAAAGATGAAAATAAACCTAGCAACGTTTTGCTTTGTTTTATCATCATTCCTGCATATTCTTTTCTCATCTGGGTCCTTATGGATTTTAATGCAGTTTCTACCGGAATTAATCCGCCCTCGATCATTTTTGTTGTTTCCTGCTTCGTTTTGTTTATTTCCTTTGCTAACATATCTACCGCAGGAACACCAATTTCTGTAAGCTGATTAAATTCTTGTAAAGAAAGGCGAGCTTTTCCTTTCATTTGCCCTAGGGCGCGAATTATAGAATTCATCGCGTCGCCGCCCTTGCCTAATGCCGCTGCGGCATCTCCAGCTTCTGTAAGAATTGGAATTAAATCGTTTTTAAAACCCATCGCAAGTGCGAATTGTGCGGTAGATAATGTTTCTTGCATCTCAAAAGGTGTCATTATTGTAAATTTTTTCAAGTCTCTAAGAACTTTATTACCTTTTTCTGCATCCTTATACAATCCCTGGAAAGAAATTTGTGCCTGTTCCATATTACCCGCAATTTTCAAGGATTTGGTAACAATGGCACCTAATCCAAATCCTCCTATTAATCCACTAAACATCAATTTTTTGGCAAGACCTGCGGCTGCTCTTGTTACAGAGCCTATAGGTTTTAGCACATTTTTGTTTAAACCATTACCAAATGTTTTCATTCTTCCAAATCCTGCTAAAAAACCGGCTCCAATCCTACTTATGGATAATGCACCAGTTTTTCCCATAGTACTAAACGAGCGTTTTAATTTATTTGTAGACATTCCCATTTTAAGCATATTTTTCTTTAAACGGTCTGTTTCTAAATTAGCCCGCACGAGAGGATTTTTCTTAATATTAAAATCTACGCTAAAATCTAATTTCCTTAAGTCAGCCATTTTTATACATTTTTCCTTTCTAGTTCATTTAAGGCTATTATTGCTTGTTCTAACTCATCTGGTAGCATTTTCCAAACATCTTTTTTTGACATGCCGGCAAACATTAACTTGTACATTATCAATAAATTACTATTTAATACTTTATCTTTATTTACTGTAAAAGAATTCTTATTCTGTAAGAAATCGTGTGCACTCTTCTATTAACTCCTGTAAAATCTTAAATCCATTGTCAATTTTTTCAAAATCTTCCAGTGCCATTTTTGGATTTACAACAACAAATTCAAGATATTTTTTATATAGTTTACTAGATTTTACAATTTCTACACCATTTTCATTTGTTACTTTACATTCGTCTACTAAATCCATTACAAAACCAATTCCTGGGTGTTGTAAAGTATACTCTTTATTTCCTATTTTTACAGTTTTTTGCTTAGCCATTATATACCTCCTTTTTTACATATATAACTATATTAAGAAGAAGTTTCCAAAAATTTGTGGTTTGGAAAGGAGAATACCCATTCTCTCTCGCTAACTTCCTTCGCTCTGTTGCTATCCGGTCTCTTTATTATTATTCCATTTTCTCCAGAAATTGTTTGCTTACCTATATTATTACCATCAATTACAGTTAATGAGATATGTGTCTCAGATTGTAACAAACCCTCTAGGTAAGAATTGGAAGGAGATGTATGCTTTAGACCTATTGTTACATTACACATGTTTGCGGGGTCTTTGCTGTAATCTATCTCGCCCAAACTGCCCTTGTAAACTGTAAACGCATCGTCTACACGCTCATAATTGTAAATATTTCCATCTCTAAATCCTGTAAGATACACCCCGTTTACAATAATTTGCACTTTTTTGGGATCATACACGTTTGTATAAGCCATTTTTTAATATCCCTCCCTAATTTATGGTAATTCTATAACAACAGTTCCATTTATGGTAGCTCCTTCAATTGCACCTGCTTCCACGTAACTAAATGTTACCGTTGTTAACGTTCTGTTTATTATGTCTTGCGGATATTGTGTTGCTATTTCTGCTCTGCTCAAAAAGTCAACAGAAAATTTCGCCTGGTTGTTTGCCGTGCTAGCTATTACCCCATTTTGGAAAGCCTGGTTTAAGCTGGAAGTAACTTGGCTTACAACTTGTGCTATTCCTGTGTCATCATAAGGTATCTTATCGTTGTCAATTAACAATCTTGCAATATTTTCCTCCATTGTAAACTTTATATAATCTCTATCTCTTATTTGGTCAATATAATAATTTTCTGCAAGAAATCCATTATTTGTAACTATACTTCCGTATTCCCTTATTATTGTATTATATCTATTATTTGTAAGTTCTGTAATTGTTGCTCCTGTTAATACATTTGCTGTAATACCGCTCAAAATTTGTCTAGAAAACGTAACGCTTCCAGCATTTTTTGGGAAACATGCACCTACTATGGCAGCATCTGGGAATTCATCTGCTGTTTCATGGTAATATATGGCAGTACGTTCTCCAAAAGTTATTGGCATTACAGAAGGTAGAACATCTGTACGTATAAAATACAACTTATATTGTGTTAATATCCAGGTATTTACTTCTTGTTGTAATCTGTAACCGTTACCTTCTGTTAACACTACATAGAAATTTTTACCATCTTGAACGAGTGTGTTCAACAAGGTTGTAAATCCAGTTGCTTCCAAATATGTTACATAACTATCAACTGTTACAGGTTCTGTCTTTGCTGTTAGAAATGTAATCTCTCCGTTTAAATAGTCAATATTGTCAATGTCGCTATCAGGTATTGGAACTCCATTATCTTCCAAACCTGTTATACTTCCTACTTTGATGTAAGTATTTGCAAAAGAATAAGTATTTCCAGAAACGTTAGTTAATGTCTCTGTTGTTATTGTATTCTCTTCTGTGTAATTAATTCCAGCTATTGCTATTTTTGTAGGTTTAATCTCCTGTCCGAAAATGGCATTAGCCATCTTATAAATGGTAGTACTTGACAAAAAATCCACCTCAACCTCAGAAATAGAAGAATATTCCTTATATGTGTGTGTTGTATTTGCTAAAATTAATGCAATCCCGAATCCGTCTTGGCTCAAGCCAGGTGTTTGCGACGTTATGTTTACTACAATATCACCCAATTGTGTCACTCCTTTCCATTTTTTTTAAATTTGAATAGTTTCAATTGTTTCTACTACGTACTTAATTTCCCTTGGATACCTTATTTTTACATCAAAGGTATACCTTCTCTCATAATTGTCAATAATTAGAAAATCAATTTTTGTAATGTTTTCAACACTTATTACAGAAATTCCATTATTTTTAAAAAACTCATCTCCTAAAAAATTGAAAAAATTACTTAATTTGTGTATTAATTCAGACGCCTCATCATCCTGTAAGCTGTATGCTGCTATAGTCATTACTAAGGAAGCATCTTCCATTTTTGCATTTTCTATGTCCCAATCCCAATTAGGATCTTCAGATGTTATTTTTTTACTTGTCTTTCTATCAAATCCAATTTCTCCAATGTAAGCCGTTTGAATACTAAATGTTGCATAAGGGTAAGCAGGTTTTTTATAAACTTGTGCTGCTTCAATAAATTTTTCTGTAGTTAGCACATTGTCATTTATTTCCTTTGCAATTAAATTTTTTACATAATTGCTATTCATTTACATCACCTACACGCCTTATAATGTATCTCCTAAAATCTGTATTATTTAGATAATTTATCTTACTCTGTATTTCATAAGTAATCGAATTGTGTACAATATTTTGAGATAAAGATAAACTAGTTTTTGTATACAATTTATAATCATGTTTAGTATACGTTCCGTTTACATCAAGTTTTAAATCTTCTTCATTAAGGGGTAAAATTACTCCTTTGAAATTTGTTTCCGTATCTGTATTTTTTATCCATTGTCCATATTCATCGTAATATCCGTTAATATTTTCCTTATATGTTATATCTTGTAATAAAAATTCTGGAAAAGCTGGAACTTCAAAACTCATTTTACTCAATCCTCCAAATAATGGATTTTCTTAAATTTCCTGTATTTATTAACGGGTTACTGGATTTTTTAACAGATATTGTAAAAGGATGATTAGGAGGAGTACGCAAATTTGTTAAAAATTCCTTTATTTTACTTACACAAAAAGAACCAATACGTTGATAAAATTGCTCGATTGAAATTTTAAAATTGAACAATAACAGTATTTGTTTGTTTATATAATTTACAAATTTTTGCAAATTAACATCATATCCCTTTCGAATAAACGATCTTTCAGGAACTGTTATATTTGTCGTATTTTTCCTTAAATGTAATCCTGCTTGATGTAAATATGCACGCATTTTTTTCGTTACTTTTATTTTTGCCCCGTATTCGTTTACAGCAGCAATTAGAAGCATTTCACCTTTAAATATTCCTACCAAAATTTTCTTGTTTCTAATTGTTTCTATAATATTTAACAGTTTTGGAATATTATTCTCATCTTTTACTTTTACGTTCATAAATCCATCCTTTTATATCCTAACATTACAAGTTCTTCCATATAATTTTTGAAGACAGTGCTTAACTGCTGTACCTTTACTCCTCCTCCAAAATTCCAGGTAATGTCAGATATGCTAAAACTTTGTAAACCATTACTTGTTTGAACAGCTGCAAAATTAAGATTATTGTAGTAATCCCTTATTATTCTTAATACAATATCTTCCAAATCATACGGTAAATTCCTGGGATTATCTGGGGGGGAATCATCTTTTGGAAGTATATATCCAGCATTGTAAGAAATTTCAATATTTCTTAATTTTTCACTTGGGTCACAAATAATTCCAATACATTTTGTAAGAATATCCCATCCAGTTTCCCTGTAAATTATTCCCTTTTCTGCATCATTTTGTGTCATAGAATAATCTGTAATTTCTTCATCATCTATTTTAATATACAAAATTTGGTTAACAGGGTATTGTTTTACAGTCAACATTGTTTCTATACTGCCGCATATTGTTTCTGTAAAATCCTGTTTAGCAAATTTTCTGTCACAAAAAGTTTCTATTAAGCCGCTAGCGTTATTAATTAACTGTTCTAGCCTAATATCCCATTCAGTTCCAGTTATTCCAATATATGTTTTTACGTTATTTAGCGTAGTAAGTGCATTTGCAGCTAAAGCCATATTTAAAATCCTTTTTTTTTATTTTGTTTCTACTTTTTTGTTCTTACTTGTAATCATTTTATTACTTATTTTTTTAAAATCCTTTTTTACAATATCTTTTTGTTTTTCAAATTTATTACAACAATTATTATTTGTTACTTTTTTACCGCATACAATACACCATTTCATTTTTATACCTCCTAAATTGTTACATCTTTGCTATATTTTGCATCTCCAAGAGCAACGCTGGAATTAACTGGAATAGCTGGTGTTGTTCCTCCAGTAAAATCAACTGTGACAACAATTCGTATATATCTTTTTGCTCCTTCTATGTCTGCATCAACAAATGTGTACTCTGCGTCATTCAAAAGTTCATCTGATTGTATAACATTTCCATCTTTGTCATTAAAATCTTCCATGTCCGAGCCGTCAGACTCATCGCCATGTTGCAGTTTAATTTTTACAGATTGTGCAGAAGGTGTTCCGCTTGCATTTCCAACCGCCAAAAAAATTACACTTGATAAAAACCCCAGTCTATCCAAAACTAAACCATTTGTTACACCTTCTTCCAGGGCTGTAATTGTAGGTGTCAAAGCAGGTATTATTTTTGTATTATTTAGTAATTCACGTTTCATTTTTTATATCCTCCATTTTTTGTAATTTTTACTTAGATCTTACTTCTCTGTAAACAGTAAACGCTTCTGCATGTCTCAACGCAAAGTCATACCAGCTTGTTACTTTTATAGCAGAATATCCCTGTTGCCATAGGTTTAATGTCTGCGTATCGTTTATTTTTATAGATGCGTCTTTGCTAACATCTATTGTAAACATATCTTGCTCTCCTATTACAAATTCTGCCCAATCTCCATAGAAAATATCAGTTTTTCCATATATATCCGTACCAATTGGTATTTGGTTATATAAATAGAAATTATCTCCAACTAGCTTATTTTTATCCATTTCGGCACGATGTATAAAATTACCATTTGCATCTGTTAAATTATAGAAAGAAGCCCATAATGCACCATTCATTACAAACCCTAGGTTTGTTTTTGCAACGTTTGTTTTCATTATTGTACCTTTTATTTCAGGTGCCAGTGTGTTGCTGGGAGCAGCTCCCACATTTCTGGTATTAATTCCAGGAGTGTTAAGAATTCCCTGAGGTGTAAACTCTGTGCCGCTTCCGTACAGGGCAACATAGTTAAGTGTTACAGCCATTTCCCGCAATATGTCGTTTCTAATTGCCATATCTGCACTATAACTGTTATTTTTTAACAATTCATCTGTTAGCAACGCCATGCTTACCTGCTTTTTAGCGTTTAATTTTATGTTGGAAAATTTATGTTTTGTTGGTATAGCATTTCCACCTTCTCCCACAAAATATGACAGAGAACCCTCAGAATAGACGGGGAGGTTTAAATTTCCAGTTGGCATTGGTTGTCTTTTTGCTCCAGCACTGTAAAGAAATACCATAGGTCTTAACAACTCTATGATTTCGTTGCTGTATTTTTCTGGTACTAAAAATCCGCCCTCGGACGGGATTGTTGAGTTATTCTTTTGTGTTAGTTCTTTTACAAAACCTGGACAATCTTCTTCATATTGCTTTTTTGCTTCACTTGCCATATATTCTGGATCATTTTTACATTTATAAGCAAGTTTTACAATTCTTGAAAATGCAATACCTTTTTCCATTTCTTGCTTATTATTATCTTTAGCACTTTTTGCTAAAAATATGCTTGCATACTTTCTTTCTGTGTTTTCCACATTTTGTTTAATTTCATTGTTATTTTTTTCAAGATTAGTTAATTTTTCCTCTAAAGGATTAACAACTTGTTTTACTACTTCTTTTACGTCCTCAAGTAGTTGCTTTTTTTCGTTCATTTTTTATTACCTCCGTTTTTTTTTAATAATTTTATTTTAAATTTTTAAACAAACAATAACTTTTTTAATTCTTCTTTAAAATTTTTATGCAATTCTTGTTTTTCTTCTTCATCTTCTTCATGCTCTTCTTTATATCCTTCTTGTAAATCTTTACCAGTAACGAGAGCATTTGGATTACATGGTACAGAAACGAGACTAAATTCAAGCAATTCCTTTTCTGTTATAATCTGTTTACGCTCTCCATCTTCATTAACTGTTTCCCAATCATTTACAGAAAATCCAACAGATACCGCATTCATATACCCATTTTTGTATAAATTGTAAATTGTATCTATCAACGTCGCGTGACTTGAAAAATTTACTCCATCACTGGATAATTCTTCAAGCTTTGGAAATTTTACTTCTGCTATATATCGCTTATTCTCTTCATCCTGGTAAATTTTAGCAGTTCCAATTGCTGGAATTTTATAATCGTGCATGAATAACACAATTGGGTTTTTATTGTAATTTTCGAAATTCCATCCAGAAAATGTTAACAAATCATTGTCGCGGTCTAATGTTTCGTCTGTTATAACAAATTTTATAATTCTGTCATTTACTGTAATACTTACAGGTTCTACCTGTTTTAGTTGTTTGCTGGACTTATTTTTTAAGAGAACATTCTTTATATCTTCAGGTTTTAAGGGTTCATAATCTAGTTTTTTAAGGTAAACATTTACTTTTTTAGAAACAGCAACCTTATCTTCCATGGGAATATTTACCCCTCCTCGAGCCCCTCTTAAAACTGCTTTTATTGCAATTATCGCCCTTGGAACAGCTGTTAATTTACCCTCTATAATGTCAGCAAATCCCAATTTGTAAGATGTAATGTTTTCCATCTTATCCTCATCATACCAAAAAAAAGCTTTCTGGTATTTTTTCCAGTCAATCTCTTCTTTTCCTTCTTTTGCCCAGCTACGTACTCTTCTTTCTGCTTGTACTGCGTTCCATATGTAATTTTTTTGTGCAAGTGGTAAATTTGTACTTCCACTTACAGTTTTTTCTATATACATATTTTACCTCCTAAATTTCTATATTTTTAATCCACCCATCGTTTACTGCTTCTTCTTGGGTTAATTCAACTATATTGTTAATTTCTTCCTGCGTCAATCTGTTTTCTTGATTATTAAAAACTATAAGTGCCCATTTGTTTACTAAAATGTTATATATAATTTCTGTAAAATATTTTGTTATATTACCTGTACATCCAATTCTGTCAGCTATTTCCTTATTTTTATTTTTAGCTTCACTTTCACTGTCAAATATTAGCAACTTCATGTTTACACCACCTATACAATTCCAAAATAATTTACAATATTTTGCTTTATTGCTAAAATTTCATTACTTGCTAACTCTTCTCCATAAATTACAAATTCTGATATATAACCATCAAAATATCCATTTCCGGCAGCAGGTTTCCCTCCAATGGTAATTTTTGGATTGTTTGAATATTCTATCGGTCCCGAATTGCCGTCTTCGTCTATATATTCATTATTCAAATTTTTGGAAACTACGGTTTTATACAAGCCTTTTTTGTAACCTGTTACCAGCGTTAGTTCTCCAATTGTTGCTGTTTCTCCTGCAACAGAATTTGTAAACCAACTGCCACCTTGTTTATACCTAAAAGCGGTTTTAAAGGGAGAAATTGTAAAATTGATATTCCACCCATTTATTCCATTTTCTAGGCCAGAATGAGTTCCAATTATTGGAACATTACTCCCAATATTTTCTATGGAAGAAACTGCAAAAACTGTAACAGAATCTGTTCCATTTATTGTATTAGAAACCAAAATATTGTTATTTTCTTTTATAAACCTCATGGATATTTTACCATTTTTTCTTATAACTGCATTATTTTCAAAAATTTTAGGTTGTTGGGATAATGTATCTTGATATACATCTGTTGTACTATCACCAGTTTGATTATAAAATTTAGAAATATATCCCTCATTATCTGCACCCATGAAATTTTTAATCGCATCTTCGTTAATCTCGCCATATCCATTTATTGTAAAATTACATTCATCCGTATTTATTACTCTCCTTATTCTTACACAATTTCCACTGTAATTATTTACCATCCTTCTAAATCCATAAATTCCCAAAGGTGTTTTTGAAGGTACAATTTCTGTTATATTTTCCCTTATCCAATTTTTAGGTTCTTTATATGTAAAACTTATCATTTTCTATATTGTCCTTAATTTGTATAATTTTTCTATATCATTTTCTGACACAATATCGGAGAATAAATTAATTTTCCTTAATTTACCATCTCCGTATGTTGTTTCTAATTTATTTAAATACAAATCTTCACCTGTAACAAAATTCCATGTTACAGATGGTTGCGTTAGAACTAAAATATTGTCTATATATATTTTAACACTATTTGCTGTTGCATTACATACAATTATTATGTGTACATAATTATTAAGTTCAAATACATTATTTACAATAACTGTAGGAGATGTTGAATTAAGGTATATATATAAGTTAGTTCCATTTTGTGCTATAAGCCATCCATTTCCATAATTTGCCTGTCCATACGCTACGATTGGTTTCGTTGCTGCATTTATTGCTTTTGCTTTACAATAAAGTTCTATTGTAAAACTTCCATTTCCAAATTCGAAATCCGTGTTATTACTTATTTGTAAATATTTGTCATCAAAAAAATCTATTGAATTATCTGTAGTATCTAGCAAAATTTGATTAGATAGTATATTTTGTACAGCATTGTTATTATTAACTTGGTCATAAATCTTTGTTATGTTAAATTGTTCCAATGCAGCTATATCTTTAACAAATTTGGAATTTTTAAACCATCCGCTTCCTATTGTTCCCACAGAATTGTTAGAAATTCCCACAATAAATCTTGCTGTTGTTGTTGTTGCAGGTGCAACTAAGTAATTATTTACAAGTGTTCTAAAATAATCTTTTGTATACGTCGCTACAGCAGAAGTTGTAATTTTTGTAGAATTATTGTACCAATCTATATATACTTTTGCTGTAATATCTCCCAATATTTTACAATCTACTGCTAATGATATAATGTCTCCTTCTGTTGCTGCAATATCTTGATATAGGAATGAAATGGCAATACTACCACTATTTGTAATTTCAATCTTTTGTGTATTATCTATTGAAAAAATAGTTGTATGCCCTGTTCCCTGTACGTCTATGTAACCATCTGTTACTCCATCCAAATTACTATCTTCTACCATTTCTGGATTTGTTATTATATTTGTATAAGTTTTTTCAAAATTACTTAAATAACTATTATTCAAATAATTACCAGAAAATGAAATATTTGTTTCTTCTAAATCGCTTCTTAAAATTCTAATAGGATAATTATTGTAAAATTGGTTTTGTTTGTTAATAGCTAAAGAAACAACACATGAAGAAACAATTTGTTTCACTAAATCTATATACCAATTATTTGTATTTTTCCAATTGTTTGGACTAATAAAGCTACTCATGTTCCTACTCGTCCTCTCAAATCTGTATAATATATTCCAAGTATTTCATTTAATGGTACAACTTTGGCTTTTACAGAATTTGCATATGTATCTCTGCTATTAAATGTAACCGTTCCGAGACCTTTAAATTGGTCTAGTTTAAATTTGGATTTAATCTCATTTAATTCCAAATCTGCAAAATCTATAGCTTCAGATGCTTGCTGATATTGGCGTATGCCCACAATGCAAGAACACTGTCTCCTAAAATCTGGGCCTTTAAAATAATGATAGTTAATATGGTAATTATTGGTTATTTCTGTTAATTGCCAAACTCCTCCAATATTTTCATTAAATGCCAATCTTCCTGAACCTGTTGTAAGCACTTTGTGACCACTCGGCGGAGTTCCTTTCCTTAAAACGGGTGTACTACCATTCATATATATAATTTGGAAATCTAATACATCAGTTGCATATTTTTGTACAACATGTTGTATTCTTCCAATATAGTAATTTCCTTCTTCTATAGCAAATCTTGCATGTTCTTCTAAGCTTCCATCACCTATTACAAATTCTGTTAATTCTCCTCCATTTTTCCATCTTATGGTATCGCTTAACATTCTAAAAAAGCTCTGGTAATCAATTCCAATTGGTTGCCTAAGTTCCACAACTGTTAATTCTTTCAAATTCACAGAATCCCAATAAATGGCAGAAACAACAGTATCATTTCCAACTTCTGTTATTATATCAAATTCCTGGTTTGGCAAAATTGACTGATATATTGATCTTAACCCAGTTCCTGTAAAAACTATCCAGTGCAGGCCTTCATATGTTTCGGCCGATGGAACTATAATACTTAATTGTGAACTAATAACATGTTTTATACCATATCTCCATATTATGAAATTACTTCCAGTTGGTGTAAGGGTAAAAGTTCTTGTGCTGTTATTATAAGCCATTTCACTCGCTTCAATGTCAACTTTTCCAGTTGTTGGATTAATTGGAAATCCTCTCAAAATATGTTGTGCTGCTAGGCTACTAAATCCTAATATATCATTTATAGGCATATTTTACCACCTTTGTATTTTTATAACTGTCCATATTTATTGCAATTTACAATTTTTGCCTCTCCTGCTAAAATTGCTGCAGCTAAATCTGTTACATCTTCTCGAAATGTAATTGTGCATAGATTTATAGCTCCTTCTATCCCCTCAGGTTCGTAAAGCTTATTGGTAACATATCGTGACAAATCATCTATAGCATCAGTTAGTGTCGAATACAATTTTTGCCCATATCCCACAAAAATGGTAGCAGTGGAATTATATGGATAAAATTTCATAATTTGTGTTGTATATTTGTTAGGAGGTACTGTTTGCAACGTTCCGCTTAAGTCATCCCACTGTGTCGGGTTCAAATCTGATGTTACTGCTTGGGGAATTATTCCACCTGTGGCAGAAATATACACAGGCACAAAGTAAACAGGGCTAAAAATAGGCGTTGTAGGCGTGTGTGGTGACAACGGTTCGTTTATAGCATTTGCACCGTGTCTGACAGATACACCCAGTGTTTTGTCAAGTTTTAGGTTATTACCATTTTCTGTTACAATATTTCCAGAAATTTTTAAAACTTGCCCTATAGAATTTCCTAATATTACCTCCAATGGGTTTTCCCAACAAAATATTGGTAAATATAGGGCAGAAGCTATATTTATTCCATCTAAAGTAAACACTCGTCCGATTCTAAAAGTAGTAGTAAGCTGTAGCGGGCTAAAATCTGCATTTTGTATAACAACATTTCCAGAGCTGTCAATTCCTATAAAAATACTTGGTAAACTATTCCATACAGGTGTTACAGCTGTTTTACTTGTCCAATTTACCAATGTTTGTGTTACATTACCAGGATTTGTGTATTTATCAACTATATACCCATATCCTGCAGAAATATCAAACTTTGTTGGGTCACCTCCATTTACGGTAATAAGTCCACCTTCGACTATTCCTGTACTTAATATGTAATTTTTTTCAACTATAGATACTAATGTATCTTGAATTGGCATTATATGTCACTCCTAAATCCAAAATATGAAACTAAATGTTTCTTCGACTTCGGTTGCAATATAAAAGGAAAAGTTTCTAAATCTTCCAGAATCTGGACTAGAAAAACGCTGGCTACGCAACAGCGGTATAGAATCGCTTTGTGGCGGATCTCCAACTACACCTGTAACATTATAATAATATTTGCTCTCAGTTGTGGGATTATTTGGAATAATTTCAAATAATTTGGTATTGTATGGAACATCTATTTTAAACATCTTGTTTACATCACCTGATGTAATTATTTGTTGCCCTATTTGCATGTCTGTAACAATATCTTTGTTTACATAATTTATACTATCTTCTCCAGAATTGTAAGCAAAAGGTGCTGCATCCACAATACGTTGCACAGGCACAAGATTAGGGTCTATAGTGCTACTCATTGCTTCTGTTATGCTGCTATCTGTGTCCTTTATGCTTGTTAAAAATCTCTTAAAATCGTAAATTATTGTATATTCTGTTCCTGCAATTACAGAAGTTCCAATATCTGTAAATGTTATGGTGTCTGCTGAGTTAGATAATATTTTAGTTATGTAAGTTTTACCAGAAATTACAAAAGTTATATATGCTAAAGAAAGAGCATTTACATCTACTGCCAAATTTGTATCTGTAAGGGTTGTATTGCTTCCTCCTGTTGCAGTTCCAGTTATGTTTCCAGTTTTTGTTATATTCTTAAAGTAATTAGTCCAATCTGCCGCTGTTTGTGCAACTCCACCAACTTTTGTCAAATTTACGTTTGAGATAGGAGTTTTTATTTGGTAAAGATTTCCTGAAACTACAGTTGCTCCACCTGCTAAGGAAGAAAATGTAATTGTATCCGAAGTATTGGATATTACCTTAGCAATGTAACTTATTCCAGAAATTTCTATACTTATAGTTGCATTAGCCCAAATATCCGTTTCCCAGGATTTTGCAGTATCTACAAGAGTTGTATTGCTTCCTCCTGTTGCAGTTCCAGTATCTGCATTAAATTCCAGGGAATTTTGGAGAGCCATGTAAATATCTGTAAGTAAATCCGCTTCGTTTTTGATTTCCTCGTTCGAGTTTATTATGTCTCCAGTTCGTGGCGTTATTAAGTTTTTATCGAATATTTTATAATTACTATTAAGTGCCATATTATTTAATTTATTCCTCCTTAACAAGTAAAACACATCTGCAGTTTACAAATTCTTCCACTGATCCGAATGTGTCTCCGGGATATTTTAGTCCATTTGAGAAAAGTTTACCATTTTGTATAATTTGCCCATCTAGTGCTGCGTGACTATCTCTTACTCTTTCGTCACGACTTGTTAACCACTGTACATATTCTATTTCTGCTGCTTTATAAGTTTCGAATACGCCTCCTTGCGTTGCATTATGCGTTTCCGTTCTTGCAATTGTTTTTGCTCTTCCTTTTCCAATATCTGTTATTTTATTACTTATATTATCAGCTAAGGTTCTTATTGACAATCCTTCATCTAAATATTTTTGTACTTCTTTCCCTATCATTTTTTGCGTCTCTTCGTTTATGTTTTTTGCTTGTATATATGCATATTTTTCCCAATACTCATTTATGGTATTTTCTACAAAATCTGGTTGTATATTAAAATTATAAATGTTAATGCTTTCATCAATACCATTTTTTGAAGAATTTACAATAAAAGGTAATAATATCTTTTGTAATTCTTCATCTTCAACTGTTTGTAAAAATATTGAATCTAATATAATTTGTGGTAAATTATCTTTTCTGCTTTTTTTAGCTTTAGTTGCATATAATTCTAACAAGTTTTTACTTGTTCTAGCTGCTTGTTCCTCAAAAAACTTATTCATGGAAATTTCTAGTCCTTTTTCGAGTTTTCTGGCAGCATTATCGAAATTTTTCCATATTACATATTTTTCATTTTCATTCATTTTTTTTTTAATTATACTTTTATTTCCATCAGATGCAGATACTTCATATACATTTATTGGAATATGATATACATCTCCGTCTTTTATTTGTGTATATCCGTTTGCTATTCTCCATTCATTTTTTGTTAACGCTCCGTTTGCAAATCCATCATTGGAAATTTTTAGGTTAAATTCCTTATCTTCGGGAATTATGTTTTTATGTTCTATGTATATATCTTTGTCAGCGATTAGTTGATTATTGAATACATCTTGTGTCATGCTTAAACGGTAATTTAATACATTTCTTGCATATAATGTATATGCTGCGTCTATTGTTGCTCTGTTAGAATTTTCCACAATACCCATAATTTCGGGAGGAATGTTAAAATTTTGAATAGCAACATCTCGTATAAATTTTCTAGAAGCTATAAAATCCATTTCTTTGCTGGTTTCTTTTACCATTTGTACCTTTGCATCCCAAGGTAAAATTCTTGCTTTATATGCATTTAATAGTCCCTTTGACTTTTTATTCCATTCAAGTTCTAATCTCTTTATGTCGCCGCTTTGTGCACCAGGGGCCTGGATAATTATAGGAGGTACTGCATCGTTATAAAAAAACTTTTTTGAATATTTTGCCATGTACTCATCTGTTTCAATCTCATCACCTATTTGTTGCACCTGCCCGACTCCTCTGTTGTAAGGGCTGGAAATATTTGGGTCAACAAAATATACCATATCTTGGTAATCAACCCTAAATTCTTCTCCACCATTTTCGGGGCAAATAATATAGTAATTTCTTCCATTACTGGGAGTATCATAAACCCAGCTTGGAGGAACTACCCATATTTCCTCAATTTTTCCTTTTTCGTCTCTTTCTAAAACCCAAAATGCTTCTCCATTTATTAGGAGGTGTACCTCTTTTATGTAATTTATGTTAGTCCATGTCATCCAAGGTAAAGGATTAGGATTTTTTAGTAATTTGTTAAAAATTGTATCTTCTAGAATATTATTGTCTTTATCTTTTACAATCCATTCCACAGCTGCAATATCCTGGGCTATTCTCCTAACAGGATTCATTCTTGGATTTTTATGGTATAGTATCTCCCAACTTTTAGGATTATTTTCTGGTGGATTGTTCCAAATGTTTAATAGTTTGCTATGTATGTAATTATCTACTTTATTATTAAATTTTTTTTTAATATTAGAAAACAATCCCATATATTTTTACATCCTTAAATTTTTATATTATAAACTAATCGTGTCAATAAACAAAAAGAATAATATATAAAAAATAATAATATATAAATTTGAAGTTTTGCCACGATTAGTTTATGTATATATTATATACCTTATATGTCATAAACTTCAAATTTTCTTCTAATCATGTCGCAACCAAGTGCATACCTCACCGCGTCAATTCCATGATTATTCTTATCTTCCAATTTATTCTTAAGATTCCCGAATCTGTCAACTTCATAATCTATATCTTCAAATTCTTTAGCAACAAAAGGTGTTCTTTTAGGGTCTATTATAATTTCGTCCAAATCGTCCAACCATTTTTCTCCAAATTCTACAGATCCTGGTCCTTTCTTTGCAGCAACTATATTTATGCCGTATTGTTTAATTTCGTCAATACTTTTAGGTTCTGCCGAATCTGCCAATATTTGTATATCATTATATTTTCTTGAAATTATCTTTTGTGCTGCTAATCTGTTGCTCAATTTTGTTTCATAAATTTCATCAAATATGTATATTTTCCTTTTTTTTACATCATAGTGTAATCTTACAAAAGCAAAAGGGTCTACTCCATACCCCCAGTCAATTCCTTGCCTTACATTATCAAACATTTCTATTTCTTTTTTACTTATTTCCCTAAATTTAACATTAGTAAAAGGCGTTATTCCAGAACCAATAGGTTCTCCCATATAAATCCAATTATACTTATTAATGTTTGTTTTTTTAATTTCTTCAGCTCTTTCTATAAATTCCCTAGAAACGTAAGGATTGTCTAAGTACGTACTGTGATGTACATAACAATTTTTGGGTTTTAATACAGAATTATATATTCTGTTAACTCTGTGTGACTTTTTTCTAGGAGGATTATATGTACAAAAAATTGAATATAATACATTTTTGTCAAGGTTACCCCTCAAAATTGAGTCAACAATAATTTGCTCATCTTCTTCTGTAAATTCTGTTAACTCTTCTAACCATAAAATCCCAATTTTTTTATTCGATGTTTTTATCGATTTTATCTTCTCTGGCTCATCCGCACCACGAAACAGAATGCGGCACTTTGTAGGTAAATAAGTTATCTCTAATGGATTTTTTTTACATTTCCAATAAAGATTTACACCTAAGTAATCTATTGCCCATTTAAGCTGCTCGAAACAAGATGTTTCTAGTGTATTAGCAACCTTTCGCATAGCAACAGCATTTACATTATATTGCATTATATCAAAAATTATACGAATACTCACATGAGTAGACTTGCTTGAATTTCTTCCACCTTTTAGGATTTTATACAAATATTTATCAGAATTAATCCAGAAGTTGGTAAATGCTGGTAAAACTTTTTCTGACATTTTTACTTGTATCATAACTAATTACTATAATCTTCCTTTTTTTTATTATTAATATATTTTTTGTTATTATCTGTAATATCATCTACAATTTTTACAGGTATAAAATTATCTGCAAATTCAATCTTATTTCTCCATCTTTGTGTAGTTCTTTCCAGGTACCAAGCCGCTGCTTGCCAGCTACTATTTGCTGCTTTTTGCAAAAGCGCAACATTGCGTATTTCCGCTTCTGCCCTAGCTTTTTTTATAGACTTACAGAACTTACCGTATATACTATCTTCATCTTTTTCACCCTTTTTCAACCAATAATAGTAAGTCTTTTCTGCTATTCCTAAAGCTTTACATGCAACAACTGCAAAGTTACCTGCAGCTATGTATTTATATGCTTCTGCTATAAGTTCATCTGTCAATTTTGTTATTCTCAATTAATTCCAACACCACCATTATTTTACTTTTATTTATTATTATATATTATGCTCATTATGAAATTAGTTTTTTCCTTATTATAAGATAACACAATCATTTTTTTTTTACAAGAGAAAAAAAGGGAAAACTTTTAATTAATAATTTCTTTACAATATTTGTAAAATTTAACAACCATTTTTTCTTTTATGTATGTACAATTTCGTATAGTCATGTCCATTTCTTTTGCTATATTTTTCCATTCAATGTTTTTAGTATATCTTAAATGTAAAATTTTAGTTTCATATTTATTTAACTTGTTTATTACAGAATTATACATCTCGTCCAAAAAAAGTATTTCTTTGATTTCATTTTCTATATTTTCCAATCTTTTCTCGTATGCATTTATTATACTTATAACCCTATTTAATACAACGTCACCTTTTATATGTTTTTGTGTTATATTTTGGAAATCTACAGACTTGTATGTATCATATTTAATATTATCTTCTATTTTATTTTTCCCTTCAAGTATTTCAACCATGTCGTTTTGCAACTTTTTGAATCTTTCTTTCATTTCTGGATATGCATACATAAACTGTTCTATATTATAAAAGCTGTAAAATTTTAGTACCATGTTTACATCTCCTTTTTTTTTTATTAATTAAATTTATTTTTTACAAGAAAATCTGTTAAATCGTTAATGCTTCTACATACTAAATATATTCCTTGCTGTTTTTCTATATCTTCCTTAAATTTACATTGGTACTGTGATAATTTACCTTTTTTGGTTTTTACTTCTATCCACAAAGATATACCTTTTTTTATAGCATATAAATCTGCAATCCCTTTATAGCTTCCCAAGCTCTGATGTATTTTTATTACAAACCATCCATGCCATTGTAAATATTCCTTTATTTGTCTTTGTAAGTCTGCTTCTTTCAAAACAATATTTGTATTCATTTTGTTTATATTAACCTTTATCAATTCTGTAATTTAATTCCATATTTTTCTTTATTTCTATAATATTTCCTTTACACATTTCTACTATTCTGCTACCTATTCCCTCGTCTATTTCAACTAACCTGTCAACAAAAAGTTCACAAGAAATTATTATTGGTAATTTGTGTAAGTATCGGTAATTTATTATTTCAAACATAATGTTCAAATCTGCTTCAGTCAGTTTACCTTTGTACAAATCATCTATATACAAAATGTTGCAGGTTTTGTAAGGTGTAATTATTTTGTTGTAATTTATATCGTCTAAAACTGTTCGCTTAATTTTTGTAATATCTTCCCTGTATTGCATATATCTTACACATATGTCTTTTTTAAACAATTCGTTACATATCGCAAAACATAAATGTGTTTTCCCGCTTCCAACTTGTCCCAGAAATGCTATTCCTTTACTTTTACTGTTGTTAAAGTTTTCAATGTACTTTGTAGCTTTATCCTTCATTTTTTTTAAAATTGTACTTTTATTTGTACAAAAATTTTTAAAAGTTTTGTCCTTGGAAATTTCTGTAAATCCTGACACTTCCCAAATTTGTTTAAATTCTCTAGCAACTTTACATTTACACTTAGCGTACCTAGCAACATCAAAAACATGGTCTTTTATACAAATATAACCAGTGTCATTACAATGCCTGCATTTGATTTTCAAGTTTTTACCAGACTGACAATCCTTCGTAGTTTTTTCTATATTTGTCAAAAACTGACTTTTCATTCTCGCTATTATCTCTTCTATCCGCGTCATTTTCAAAATATCCCCTTTGCTGTATTTTATTTACAAGATTGCTATTATACTTACTTTGCTCCTTACTCTTTCTAAATTTTGCATCAAGTTCCTTTACATCTGCAACGCTGCGTACATTGTTGTTATCCCAATTACGTAAAATTGCTGCTATATAATTCCATGTCCTTACATTATTTTCCATAGCCTTTTTTAGGGCTTCAACAACAACATCATCTCCTAGCTTGTCAACAAAATGTAGCATCTGTTTACCTACGTAGCTCCCTAGTTTCGCTATGTTGCTTTCAAAAAATTGAAAAGATTTGTAAAATTTATATTTCTTGTCTAATTTATCAACAACAACATCAACATTACGATTACTGGTAAATTTTTCCTCGGTATCTATATAGCAAACATTACTTTGATGTTGTTGTTTTTTATTATTATTATTATTAATATTTATATTATTATTATTTTTATTATTATATTTATTATTTATTATATTATTATTTATATTATTTATATTATATTCTAATACTTTACTAAGTAAGTTATTATTAGAATTACTAGTAACATCATGCTTACTTGTTAATATATTACTATCATTCCTAACCCTTTCCAGTACTGGTTCCGGAATGGGTTCGGACTCATTCCCGGAATCATTACCGTACTCGTTCCGGTAGTCACTCCCGTACTCACTCCCGTAGTCGTTCCGTTCCTTGTCACGTAACGGTTCCTGGACATCATTAACTTTATTTACATTTTCATCCAATGGCTCAGGAATTTTACTTTTTTGCTTCTTGTTTATACTTTGCCATTTTTTCCAATTCAAAATTTTGTAATATTTAACAGAATTAACTTCATAGAATATTATATTCATATACTTACATATCTTGTTAATTCCATTAATAATTTCCTTCAATGAAATGTCATCATATGGAAAAATTGTAGATCTTAGGTAAGCAGGATCTGCTTCTCCTTTCCCTTCATCGTCAGCATTGGAAAATATACCCATGAAAAGTAAACGTTCTAACATATTTAACTTAGCAACATTATTATTTTTCCAAAAACTGGGGTCTATTGTTCTTTTACGTGCCATTTTTTTTACCTCCTTATTTTTTTTAATTTTGTTGAATTTGTGCACATATGTTATTATACTCCTTTTTTGTAACATCTGTGCTTTTTTCAAACCCGAATTTTTTAAGTACATCTTTTATCAACTTTGTGTTACCATTTGCTAATGCAAACATACGTTTAGCTTGTGCATCACTAATTGTATCACTTGTTATATTATTACTTTGTTTACTTTCTTCAACATTAATGTCAATATCTTCTAAATCCTGCGTAAATACTTCGGACAGGCTTGCTAATGTTAATGTAGCATCTATTTGTGCCCTTTTCCTAGCCATCTTTAAGCAAGTATTTGCAACAGAATAAGAACATTTGTCTACATATTTTTTTTCTTTTGTATTGCATTGCCCTATACCTTCTGTTATTTTTTTTCCATTTTTTACAACTATACATTTTACAATAAAGGAAAAAAACCCTTTATTGTAATCTTCTGTATTTTTTATTATGTTAAATTCTGTCTCTACTCCTAATAACATCAATATTTTTTCAGACCCAGGTTTTAACAGTGTTGCTTTTTTTTCCCATGTTCCTTTTTTTTCATTTTTTATTAATATTATCATGTAATCTTTATCAATAATAAGTTTTCTTTTTACAATATTATGGAAATCCTGGATTCTTTTTAGAAGAATTTCTATATCTTGGATATCAATATTTTCTAGAATAGATTTTTCTGCCTGGATGTTAATATTTTCCATATTTTTCATCTCCTTTTTTTTTAATTATATTTCTTTTTATTATATTTTTCAAGTGTTTTTCAAGAAAATTTTATAATAAATTTATCCTCCTGTTCTATTGCTGTTACTCCATTTACAATTTCTCCCATATCATTAATAACTTTTCCATCTTTTACAGTTATTGTCTTTTTTAATTTTTCCCAATTTGGTGTTTTTTTAATTTTTATAAGTTCATTATAACCATTTTCTAGCCATTCTAACAGTTTATTATCATCTCTTACAAATTTTGGATTTTGCTTTTTGAGTACTAAATCTGCTGCTGGCAATTTAAGTATTTCTTGTGTTTTTGTTTTTCTCGTTTTTGTGTTTTTAAAATATTCAAGCAAAAGAGATTTCAAATAAGAGGTATTATTCTCAAGTTTTTCCATAATGCTTTGTTTTTTTGCTTCATACTCATTTATTACTTCATTACATATATTTACATATCTTTCAGTTTCTTCTTTTTTTTCTTTAATTTTATTTAATGCCCACTCTGCTTTTTTATCACTATCAATTGTAAACGTTTCGTTTATATCATCATCTAGTTTATTTACATTTTCTTCTATCATTTCAAAAAATCACCTCCTTTATTTTCTTCAATATGATATAAAAGCAATATAAAGTTGCTAATACTTTTGTTTAATTTAGCAAATCCTTCCTTTTGTATATTTGCTATATTATTGTTATATTCATGCATACTTGCCATAAAATCCCTTCTCAAATTTAGGAAATCATTGTCAACAGTTCGCATAAATATTTCAACCAATTTTGAAATATCTACATATTTTACCATTATTTACCTCCTCGTATAACTGTTTTATTTCGACCGGTTCTTTTTGCCTCATATAGTGCCGCATCTGCTTGTTGCACTAATGTATATGCTGCTCCTATACTAACCGTTGCTTTTATTACCTTTTTATCAATATAAAATGTAACTTTTTCTATTTTATTTCTTATTCTCTCACAAATTATATTTGCTTCCTTTAAATTACAATCATCACAAATTATTACAAACTCTTCTCCTCCAAATCTGAAGGCAACGTCATGTTTGCGTATACTGCTTTTTATTATTTTTGCTACTTTTTTCAAAACTTTATCACCAATTATATGTCCAAATGTATCATTAATTTTTTTGAAATAATCTATATCTATTACAGCAATTAACGTATATGGATTATTTTCCCTTCTATTGAGTTGTTTGAGAGCATATACTTTATTATACAAGCCAGTAAACATATCAATCTTCAATTTGTTTCTAAGTCTTTCATTTTGTTTTTTTAATTTTATTACTTTGTTTCTAAGTTCTTCTAAATTTTCCATTACTTTTCATCTCCTTTTTTTGTTTTTTTAAGTTGAAAATAAATAAAAAACATGTTATTATATAAATAATGTTGATACTCCAAATTATATTATTTTTGTCAAAGAAAGTAAGAAGGCTTTTAAAGCCTTCTTTTTTCAAATCCTATTATTTCCAAGTTTTCATTTATTTTACTTTTTATTACTGCATTTTCTTTTTCTAATTTAAGATATAAGTTGAGTATATCTCCCTCAATTTCAAATATTTTCAAAAACATGCTGCTTATGTCATTAATAAACTTTTTTTCTATATCTTCATTTTTTTCTCTCATTTTCTTGAATTCATTTTCGAGAACAAAAAATTTACATATAATAGCATTAATGACATCCTTATCTATTTTTTCCATTTTTGTTTTTTTTAACATAAGATTAGATACTTCTGCATCTATTTCATTAATTCTATTCTGGATTTTTTTTCCGTTTTTTTGAATTGTATCCAAAATAGAAAAATGAATAATATAATTTGTGCTAGATGTTTCCATTTTTTTTACCTCCTTTTTTTTATTATTTTTACTTATCCTTTAACAAAGCTTCTCTTGTTTTTAGGTAAATTTCTCTTTTTGTGTAATATTTATCCAGAAACTTAGATACTATACTTAAATTTTCTTTAAGCTTATCTTTTATTTCTATTAAACTTACAATTTCTAGTTCTAATTCAAAAATAACTTTGTTAATACTATTTATTTCATTTTTACCTGCAATGTCAATATTATCCATTTTTAAACACCTCCTTTTTTTTATTATTTTTACAAAAATATGTTTTTAATTTCTTCAGGGTTTAAATTGAATATACTTGCAATTATTGAAATTTCTTCCATTTTGAACTGATATAGCCCGTTCTCCTTATTTCTATAAGATTTTTCAGAAATTCCTAACAATTCAGCCATTTCCTTTATACTCCTGTTCTGGTAAATTCTCCAACCTTTCAATTTGTAATTCACCAATATTTTCCACCTCCTTTTTTGTTGTTTAGGTAAATTATAATATAAAATTGTAAAAATGTCAATACAATTTACCTGTTTTTTTCTTTTTGCATCTTTTTGTATACTTCACATATACAGAAACGAATTGTTTCAGTCATAGAAGTATACATATAATATCTTCTAATTTCTTCCAGCATTTTGGCTTGTTCTTCAGTCAATCCTACAAAATACTTTTTGTAAAAAATTCCTTTCATTTACATCACCTCCTTATTATTGTTATTATTTATATTTCTGTATACTTTTTCTATGCAGAAACGTATAACGCTTGCTGCACTATTTCTTACATAAAACTCTTTAATTTCAAGAATTTTACTTATTTGGTCATTCGTAAACCTAAATATCTTAAAATTATTAAATCTCCTTTTATTCATATTTTTAACCACCTCCTTTTTTTTACTTATATACCATTATTCTACAAAAGGGGAAATGCATAATAATGGTATATAAGTAAAAAAAAGACGCACCGTTAAGGTGCATCTAATTCATTTTCGAAGTAGCAATTCTACTACTTCTTTATGTTTGCACATTGTAGCAAGCATAAGAGCAGATTTACCATCATTATTTTTCAAATCTATTTCTGCTCCTTTTTGAAGTAATAATTTTACTACTTCTTTTTGTCCGTCCCATGCAGCAAGCATAAGAGCAGAGTTACAATCATTATTTTTCAAATCTATTTCTGCTCCTTTTTGAAGTAGCAATTCTACTACTTCTTTATGTCCTTTCTCTGCAGCGAACATAAGAGCAGATTTACAATTTTTATTTTGCAAGTCTACTTCTGCTCCTTTTTGCTTTTTGAAGTAGCAATTCTACTACTTCTTTATGTCCACTTTTTGCAGCAAGCATAAGAGCAGAGTTACCTTTATTATTTTGCAAATCTGCTGTTGCTCCTTTTTGAAGTAGCAATTCTACTACTTCTTTGTGTCCCCAAGTTGCAGCGATCACAAGAGCAGAGTAACCATAATTATTTTGCAAGTCTACTTCTGCTCCATATTGAAGTAGCAATTCTACTACTTCTTTGTGTCCATACATTGCAGCAACTCTAAGAGCAGAGTAGCTGTCTTCACCTTGCAACTCTATTGCTGCTCCTTCTTGAAGAAGCATTTTTACTTCTTCTTTTTGCCCTCTTCTTACTGCTCTTATTAGAGCAGCATTTAATTCAAATAAATTTTTCATTTCTAATTTCCCCCTTTTTTTATTATATATATATTATATCATGTATAATTATAAATGTCAATACTTTTTATCTTTTTTTTTATATTTTTTTTATATTTTTAAACAAAAAAAGACTAGCGTTTAGCTAGTCAATTAATTGCTGCTTTATGTTGCATAAGTAATTCTTCTATATCTTTGTGCCCTTCCTCTGCAGCAAGCATAAGTGCAGTATCGCCGTATTTATTTTTAAAATCTACTGCTGCTCCATGTTGAAGAAGTAATTTTACTATTTCTCTATGTCCACTCTCTGCAGCAAGCATAAGGGCAGTATCACCGTTATTATCTCGTGAATCTATTGCTGCTCCATGTTGAAGTAACAATTCTACTACTTCTCTATGTCCATTAACTGCTGCACATGTAAGTGCAGTTTCACCATATTTATATTTCCAATCAATTTCTGCTCCTTTTAGAAGTAGTAATTCTACTACTTCTTTTTTTCCTAAAGTTGCTGCTCTAATTAGTAGCAACTCTACTTTTATACCCATTATTTCCTTAATTTTCTTCATTTCTAATTTCCCCCTTTTATTTTATCTTATATATATATTATATCATAATAATATATATATGTCAATACTTTTTTATATATTTTTTATCTTTTTGCACAAAAAAAAAGACTAGCGTTTTGCTAGCCTTAAATTAATAAATTATAAGAAGTTATTTTGCAAGAAATTAGTTTAATTATACTTTATTTTTATTTTATTGTCAATACTTTTTTTATATTTTTTATACTTTTTTATATAACATTTTTTACCATATAAAATTTATAAAATGATATATTGCTTTATATTGTTTTTATATATACTTTATAACATTTATATAATAAAGTAGATACAATAATACTTATTTATTTACTTTTTTTAGTAGTATATTAAATAACTTACATATATTAATTATTATTACATTACAATATTTACATTATTTTTACTTATACTGTAATATATACTATTTTTTATGCTATACTTTTTTACATTATTTTACACTTTAGCGTTCATCCCATTATTGTAATATTTTTTTATATTATATTTGTTTTTTACTTTACTGGAAATATCTTCTTATTATTGTTACAATTTTTTTAATATTTTATTTTGTAAATTATTTATTGTTCCATGTTTAAATAAAAATTCTACTACTTCCTTATGTCCTCTAGCTGCAGCACGCATAAGAGCCGTTTTACCGATATTATCTTGTAAATTAATTGTTGCTCCTTTTTGAAGTAAAACTTTTATTTTTTCTTTATTCCCTTCTTCTGCTGCTCTTATTATAGCAGCATTTACCAATTCTTTCATTTTTTAACACATCCTTTTTTTTAAAAAGTTTAATAATTTTTTTAAAAATTTATTAATTATATCATTTTTCAAATCAATTGTTGCTCCTTGTTGAAGAAGTAATTTTATTATATCTTTGTGTCTATTAGTTGTAGCAAGCATAAGAGCAGTTTCACCGTCATTATTTTTCAAATTAACTTTTGCTCCTTGTTGAAGAAGTAATTTTACCACTTCTTTTTGTCCATAAAATGCAGCAATTATAAGAGCAGTGTCACCGTCATTATTTTTCAAATTAACTTTTGCTCCTTGTTGAAGAAGTAATTTTACCACTTCTTTTTGTCCATAAAGTGCAGCAATTATAAGAGCAGTATAACCGTAATTATTTTGTAAATTAATATCTGCTCCATGTTGAAGAATCAATTTTATTATATCTTTATGTCCAAAATCTGCAGCATACATAAGAGCAGTGTCACCATAATTATTTTGTAAATTAATTTTTGCTCTATGTTGAAGTAATAATTCTTCTACTTCTTTATGACCATAAATTGCAGCATACATAAGAGCAGTGTCACCATCATTATTTTTTAAATCTATTTTTGCTCTATGTTGAAGTAATAATTCTACTACTTCTCTGTGCCCTTTAGCTGCAGCAAGAATAAGAGCAGTATTACCTTCTTTATTTTGCAAATCTATTTCTGCTCCATGTTGAAGCAGTAATTTTACCACTTCTTTTTGTCCCCAAGTTGCAGCAAGAATAAGAGCAGTTTTACCTTTATTATTTTTCAAATTAACTTTTGCTCCTTGTTGAAGCAGTAATTTTACTACTTCTCTGTACCCTCTAGCTGCAGCATGCATAAGAGCCATTCTACCGATATTATCTTGTAAATTAATTGTTGCTCCTTTTTGCAGAAGTAATTCTGCTACTTCTATGTGCCCATTAGATGCAGCACACATAAGAGCAGTCTCACAGACATTATTTTTCAAATTAATGTCTGCTCCTTTTTGCAGAAGTAATTCTACTACTTCTATGTGCCCATTAGATGCAGCCCACATAAGAGCAGTATTACCAAATTTATTTTGCAAATCAATTTCTGCTCCATATTGAAGCAGTAATTTTACTACTTCTTTATGTCCTCTAGCTGCAGCAAACATAAGAGCAGTGATACCATCTCTATTTTTTAAATTAATATCTACTCCATGTTGAAGAAGTAATTTTACTTCTTCTTTGTACCCTTTTTCTGCAGCAGCAATAAGAGTAGTATTTATATACTTATTTGCCATTTTTTAACATCTCCTTTTTTATTAATTTTACCACTTCTTTTTGTCCATAAAGTGTAGCAAGCATAAGAGCAGTATTACCGTAATTATTTTGTAAATTAATATCTGCTCCATATTGAAGCAGTAATTTTACTACTTCTTTGTGTCCAAAATCTGCAGCATACATAAGAGCCGTTTTACCTTCTTTATTTTGTAAATTAACATCTGCTTCATGTTGAAGTAGTAATTTTACCACTTCTTTTTGCCCACTAATTGCAGCATAAATAAGAGCAGTATAACCATAATTATTTTGTAAATTAATATCTGCTCCATGTTGAAGAATCAATTTTATTATATCTTTATGTCCTCTAGCTACAGCAACATAAGAGCAGTTTCACTGTATTCATCCTTCAAATTAATATCTGCTCCTTCTTGAAGAAATGATTTTACTACTTCTTTGTGCCCATTAAATGCAGCATACATAAGAGCAGTTTTACCATCTTTTTTATTATTATACATTTTTTAACATCTCCTTTATTTATTTTATATATATATTATATACTTTTTTATGTTTTTTTGCAAAAAAAAGACTAGCTAAATGCTAGTCAATTAATTGCTGCTCCTTTTTGAAGTAATAATTCTACTACTTCTTCATGTCTCCAAGCTGCAGCAAATATAAGAGCAGTTTCACCGTCATTATTTTTCAAATTAATGTCTGCTCCTTTTTGAAGTAATAATTCTACTACTTCTCTGTGCCCATTAAATGCAGCCCACATAAGGGCAGAATAACCTTTATTATTTTTTAAATCAATTTCTGCTCCTTTTTGAAGAAGTAATTTTACTACTTCTTTCTTTCCCCAAGTTGCAGCCCACATAAGGGCAGAATAACCTTTATTATTTTTTAAATCAATTTCTGCTCCTTTTTGAATAAGTAATTCTACTACTTCTCTGTGCCCTTTAGTTGCAGCAGCCATAAGAGCAGAGTAACCGTAATTGTTTTGCAAATTAATTGTTGCTCCTTTTTGTTGAAGAAGTAATTTTACTACTTCCTTATGTCCTTTCTCTGCAGCAAGCATAAGAGCAGTGTCACCAAAGTCATCTTTCAAATCAATTTCTGCTCCTTCTTGAAGAAGTAATTCTACTACTTCTCTGTGCCCTTTTTCTGCAGCATACATGAGAGCAGTGTTGCCATCATAATATTGGCAATCTATTGCTGCTCCTTGTTGAAGTAGCAATTTTACTTCTTCTTTATTTCCTTCTTCTGCAGCACTTATTAGTGCTGTATTTTTTTCTAAATTTTCCATTTTTAAATCCCCCTTTATTTTATCTTATATATATATTATATCATATTAATATATATATTATATACTTTTTTATGTTTTTTTGCAAAAAAAAAGACTAGCATTTAGCTAGTCAATTAATTGCTGCTCCATGTTGAAGCAGTAATTCTTCTATATCTTTGTGCCCATTAAATGCAGCAAGCATAAGAGCAGTGTCACCAATATCATTTTGCCAATTAATTTCTGCTCCATGTTGAAGAAGTAATTTTACTACTTCTTTGTGCCCATGCATTGCAGCAAGCATAAGAGCAGTACAACCGTATTTACTTTTTAAATCAATTGCTGCTCCTTCTTGAAGTAGCAATTCTGCTGTATCTTTATGTCCACAATCTGCAGCAAGAATAAGAGCAGAGTAACCGTATCTATTTTTCAAATCTATTTCTGCTCCTTGTTGAAGTAGCAATTCTACTACTTCTCTATGTCCCCAATATGCAGCCCCCATAAGAGCAGTGACACCATCATTATTTTGTATATCAATATCTGCTCCTTCTTGAAGTAGCAATTCTACTATTTCTTTCTTTCCTTGCTTTGCAGCACTTATTAGTGCTGCATTTAATTCAAAATTTTTCATTTTTAAATCCCCCTTTTTTTATTATATATATATTATATCATAATAAATTATAAATGTCAATACTTTTTTATATATTTTATATCTTTTTGCACAAAAAAAACCTGCTTACTTTTTTGTAAGCAGGCATAAAATAAAAGGGTATACGCAAAATTTACAAAATTTTACATAAGAAGGCTTAACAAGAAAAATTTTATGAATTTATTATAGCATTTTTTTAAAAAAATAACAATATAAATTTTTAAAAATGATATATTGCTTTATATTGTTTTTATATATACTTTATAACATTTATATTGTAAAGTATATACAATAATACTTATTTATTTACTTTTTTTAGTAGTACATTAAATAACTTACATATATTAATTATTATTACATTACAATATTTACATTATTTTTACTTATACTGTAATATATACTATTTTTTATGCTATACTTTTTTACATTATTTTACACT